ACTTGAGTTCCTTTTGAGTATTTGTAAGACATGTTCTTCTCCTTTTCAATAAATAGAAAAAGGCCGAACAAATGTCCGACCTTCTTTTGAGAACAAAGATAATAATCTTAATAAATTAGAAGATAAACCAGTTATCGTTATCACCGTAAACCAATGAAACAGCAGCATGAGAAGATTCTAAAGTAAGAGTTGAATGACCATCAATTAATTGAGAACCACTAGCAGCAATTGTTAAATTGTTTGAGTCCGCATTAGCAGGAGCTTTAACTATAACAACGTTACCATTTGACCAAGTACCTGAAAGATGCAGAGTTACAGCATTTCCAGCTTCCGCATTTGCAGTATTAACAATCCAAACACCACTGTTACCACCTAAACTTTGTGCAGCTGAACCAGTGCCATAAGTATTTAAAGCAAAACCATTGGTAGATGTAGCAGTTACGCCTGATTGGAAGAAAGTCTTCAAATTACCAGCAGTAATTTTCTTTGGATCACTAGCAGCATTGTCATCAACAATAAACAAGTCTGCATCAGCAATAGTACTTGAATCTAGTGTTGAAGCACAACCAGCGATATCTAAGGAATCACCATCTACAATAACACTAGAAGCTAATGCTGTTGCAGAAAGAATTGAAACACCATTGATTCTATAATCTCCACCAGTTTGAACATCAAAACCAGCAGAAGAACCAGAAGCCTTAAATCTACCACCATCAGCAGTAAGCAATAAAGAACAATCATTAGCTGCGGTTGAACCTGAAAGATATAAACCAGCACCAGAATTAGAAGTTCTAGCTTCAGAACCAGTAATAACATTAAGTTCAATAGTTTTATCTTTTACTAGTAAAGTATTTGATTCAATTGTGGTAGTTGTACCTTCAACAGTCAAATTGCCTGCAATCTCAACAGCAGTAGATGTAACTGTTAACATACTAGTTCCGTTAACATTAATTGAAACTTCATTAGATGTTGTGAAATCAATAGCTTCTTGATCAGCAGCTGTACCGATTGCTTGTATCCCTGAGTTGATAATAGAAGTAATGTTAGTTTGAGCAGCAGCTAAAGTAACAACACCACCATTACTAACAGAAGAAACATCACCACTTAAAGTTTGAGCAGCTGCTTGATTAGCTGCATTACCTAAAATGAAACTTCCACCAGCAACAGTTGCTAGTTTAGTTAAAGAAATTGCAGCATTGTTGTCTATTTGAGCATTTGCAACATTAGCTACGTTAATCTGACCACTACTAGCATTCAAAGCAGTACCAGCCATACCAGTTGCAAGATCAGCTAAAGAACCAGATCTGATGTTACCACCAGCGTTACCAACAGCAGAGAAAAAGATTTTATCTTGAGCTACATCAAAAGCTACACTATCCATTTGGTCCATTGATAATTCAAGTTTACCATCAGCATTTGCAAGACCACCACCAGTCTCAACAATACCACCAGCATCCGACAAAGCAATTGTAGAAGCAGAAACCTGACTAGATTCAGCTGTAATGTTTCCCTCTTGCGTAACGGAACCACTTAAACGAGCAGCTCCTAATTGAAATTTATAAGCCATATTATAATCCTCCATCAAAAAAATATGTTATAAGAATAGAGCACACAATGCGCCCTAGACGATAAATAGAAACTAGTTTTTTAAACGACCCTAATAAATAAAGAATTTATCAGTCCCATTTGAATATAGGTTAATAGCTGCAAAGGGTGATTCTAACACTACCGAACCTGTACCGTCTATTGTTTGAGAGCCTGATGCCAATATAGTTATATTTTTAGTGTTTGCTGCTCCACTTTCATCTTTTATTGTAAGATATTGACCGGCAACATAATCACCTGCTGATGGAAGTCTTATATTAATCGGTGCTGTACCTGAAACTCCAAGTATAGAAGATGTAATTGAGGCTGTGATTGTTGAATTAACAGCGTCTCTAGAAAAGTTAACACCTCCAGGTATTGTAACTGTTATGTTTTCACCGCTTGGTTTTGTTGCAGTTACACCTTCACCAACGAAATCAAAAGATACAGCTTCTGTTGATAAATCTGAACCCTCATTTTTAACTGTTATTGCACTACCACCACCTCCTCCAATTGAAGCTGAAAGATCTGATATTTTTTCATCTAGATACTTTCCAACATAAAGATAAGCAGAAGCTGTTACGGGTATCTTAGAAGCATCATAATCTTGAATAAATATAATTCCCGAATAATAATCAAATTGCCAGTCTATTGGAGAAGTTTCAGAAATTTTATTAGAAGGATTAGTTGGGTCTCCTGTGTATAATTCTACAAAATAATTGTTATTACCACTAGAACCAGGCAAACCAGCATCAGTAGTAAATGGAGGTACTAACTGCAAACCACCACGGGATAAATAAAGTCTTTTATCATTGACAAAATTTCCAGAACCAGTTAATGGATTAGAGGAAGTAGTTTCATAATTTGATGGAAGTTTTAGATAATACGCATGATTACCTTGAGATTGAGACTCGTCTCCACCATCAGCAGATGAGGCATCGGCATCATAAAAACCATCTGATATGGCTATACAGTCAAAATAAACTCTTTCAACAGTGGCAGGAGCACCAGCAGAAGCTGAATATAAAGTAAAAAATTCAGTACCAGGTTCTCTAGGAATAGTTTCCGAAAAAACACCGGCACCAGGAACAGAAACATTCGAAGGAAATGCTTCTTGAGCATCAGTTAAAGATGGTCGAACCTGTGTCTTTCCAAGAAGCTTTTTTGCTGCAAAGTTTGTAGATGTAACATTAGTTTTTGCCATTAGTATGTCACCTCAATTCGTGAAAGATATCCAGTCCAATCTTCATGAGCAGAAATCTTAACAACAACATGTTGGTTTTGTTTAATTCTGTAATTCCCAAGGGTTAATGACAAGGCTAGTCCATCACTATCTATTGATTGATCTTCTCCAGAGAAGTCACCGGTTCTAATACCAGCTCCATCATTGTTTGGTTGATTACCACTTTCAAATATTTTAGCACAATCAGCCCATCCTGTTGATTGGTCGTCTGCTCCAGGATAGTTTGGATCATAAGGTATCTTTAATTCAACAAAACAATTCTTATTTGCTCCCAACGCAGCAGCGTAAGTACCTGTTTTTCCTACTAACGTAGCATCTCCTCGAAGAGTTAATGTAAAACTAGCTACGGTTGAAGCTGAAGTATATTTAAAATATCTATAATAGGTTCTTATGTTATTTGTAGGATTTGAGTAATCTGGATTTCCTGCTGGTACTTGTAAAGATGCGTGTCCTGTGTTACCAGCAACTCCAATTTGTAAAGGTGAAATGGCATAACCAGCTGCTGTTACCATTCCATCGTCATGATTTCCACCGTTATTCATAGCAGTTTGAGAATTCCAAGAATTAGCAGAAGAAGTGACTGCTTCTTGATTTGCATAATTTCCTGAAACAATCCTATATGTTTCTAATCCAAAATATTCTGCTGTATTAAGATTGGTTGATCCAAGAGAACCAGAATAAACAAATAGATTGCTCTTTGAGGCACTGTTAGTAGTTTTGTCCGATTTAAATGGGTGTAATATTTTACCCGTCACAGTTACATCTTGGTCAGTAAATAAACCAAGCCCTCCACTTATTGAAGGTGTTGCTCCATCATACAACATTGTTCCTGTTACTTGTATATCTGTTAAGTGACAATTGCTTGAACTATTCAATAGAGCCATATTGGAATTTACAGCAGCCACAGTTGTTGTGGTGATGCCAGATCCAGACATTCTTATATTAGTAACTGTGCAATTAGTTGTGGTTGGAAAACTAATTGCACTTCCTGTTGCGTAAACATTTCTATAAAAATTAGAACCTGAGAAACTAAAACTTGCTGTTGGGTTTGTAGCATAGTATCCAATACCTGATTGATAATACAAGTCTGTATGTCCAAAATCAGACAATGTTGGCGTAGAGACTGCCGTATCATCTGTTGAGCCAGATGGGTCAACAACCCACTCAACATAATTTGTTTGATTTATATTAGCAGCTGTAATGTTAAGCTGTGTTGAGCCACCCATACCTGCATGAGATGTGCAATAAGGATAAAGAGTTACAGCTTCCTGTGCAGCTATTTCTATGTAACCAGCTCCACTAGACACTCCTGTTGTATATTCAGAACCACCACTGTGTGATCCACCAGAAGTTGTACTAAATGCTAATGGATGTGTTGAATTTGAGGAATGAGAGGTATCAAACCTATAAGTATTTCCAACTTTTAAACTTAAAGTTGTGTTTTGAACTCCATCAAAATGAAAAATTCCACCAACAACTGTTACCACAATTGTTTGAGTACCAGCATAATCTAAGTTGTGCAAAACTCTAGCATAGTTCCATCCGACATTTTGTTTATTTGTTCCTACACTATATGTTCCAGTTCTATATGGCTTAGTATAGTCTGGGATTCCGTCACTAGTAGTGGAAAACCCAACAGCACCAAGATTAAAACCAGTATTTGATGATAAATTATTACCAGCATCAAGGCTGTCTAGGGCCATTGTGCTTGAAGTTACTCCATTTACAATTAAAAACAAAGAACCAGTGAAAGCATCTTTAAAAGAGTTAGCTATATAGTTTGAAGCATTAGCATTAACATTTTCGTTTAATGTTCCACCCATAACCTCTGCTGCTTTAAATACACCTCTTCTAGTTGAGCCTTGATCATCATATTCACTATTAATATTAAAATTACTTAACCCAATAGATGAACCAGTCGCGCTACTATATTCAGCCACAGCATTACTAGCACCAAAAGAAAGATTTGCAGATTCACCATTATTATCTAGATCAATATTGTCTAGTTCAATACCAGTATTTGTAGCAGTATTTGTAGTGGCACCAACCGAAAAAGAAAGTTCAGAAAGATAACCGCCCCAAGATTCATCAGCTAATATCTTGATCATAACGTGATCACCGTTAGAAACAGATTGCGTTCCAAAAGAAATAAAATGTGTTGAGTTTCCACTATCAGTGCTACTTGTATTACTATTGTTTGTAGCAGTAGTTATTAATGCCCCATTTCCATCAGATGTTGCCCCATAATTAAATGGCTGGGATATGTCCATCCACCCTGTTGATGCTGGAATTTTAGCAAAAAAGTGAACATTTGAAGCACCAAGCGTTGAGTTATTGTATCTAGTGCTATTTTTTGTAGAAACTATCTTCATGTCTCTTTTAGTAACACCACTAGAATTGGATACAACACGATAAAATGTTCTCGTTCCAACAATTGAAGAGTAATCAGGTTGACCTGCTTCAACATTGGAGATAGCACCAAAGTTTCCACCATTTGGGATATCACCATCAACAGGGCTATAAAGTCTTTGATTATGATAAAGCAATCCATCAGTATGTCCAGTAGCTCCACCACCAGTCATATGGTTTTGAGAATTCCAAGTCCCAGCAGCATTAGTCACAGATCCTTGTGTGTCGTAAGAACCTGATGCTTTTCTATAAGTTTCATCATGAAATTTTTCTTCTTCGTTTGTACTACTAAGAGATCTATTATCAATTAAAAAACCGTTCCCTGTCGTTGCAGAACCAGTATTTGTTATTGTAGCTTTAAGTGGATGAGTTACAGTTGTGTTGCACGTTATAGTGCTGTTAAACAACGTCGAGCCATTAAAGTCTAATGAACCTGTGACTCCTAATATTTTTGATTTGTCGTCTGATCCTCCAAGATCAGTTACTGATTGAGCCGACGGGTTTGGACTATTTGTGGCTGTGAAAGATATTGGAGTGCCACTTGCTGCGTATACGTTTGAATATAAATTTATAAGATCAACTTTATATTTTGCTGTAGCATCTGTATTATATTCTACACCTGATAAGTATTTAGACCCAACTAAAGTTATATCTTCAATTCTTCCATTGGAAGCCGACATATCTGAAACACCTGCTGCTCCTGATGGGTCGTTTATCCATTCAATATAATTTGTTTCATTATCAGATGTTAAAGAGTGAATTACTCTAACATAATTCCAACCTACTTTTTGATCCGCAGCAGCTACTTTAAACCCTGCTGTTCTGTATTTAAATATATACCATTCAGAGTTATTTCCATCAAATGATGATGCTGTAATCGATGAAGAAACAAACCCAGTTTGTCCAGTTAGATCTGTACCAGATCCAGAATTTGGATTTCCAGCACCGACAAAACTAGAAAGTGCAACAGAATGAACAACAGTTCCATTTAATTCTAATTTTAAAGTACCTTCATTTGCATTACCAAATGCATCATTAGAGTAAGCCATGTAGCCGTTTGTAATAGATTCAACTACATTATAATTTATATTTCCTGTAACGTCTTGTGTCCCATCGTAAACTCCAAGTCTAAAGTTCGAACCAGAAACACTAGCAGAATATATGCCTGTCGCATCAACAGCCGCAAAACCTGCTGTTGTAGCAGATGAAGTGTATCCAGAAACAACTTTTGATGTTCCAAAGGAAAGTTTAGCTGTAACGCCACTAGCAATTGAAGAAGTTATTGTAGATACTGCTGGAGCTGGAGTAGGAGCAAGTATCTTAAGAACTTCGTTAAACCTGTCAATTGGTATACCAACAGCAGTATCTGTGGTAAAATCAGTAAATAAGCCATCATCATATCCACCAGCATCTTCAGCAGCTCCAATTGTTCCACCAGCACCACCGCCTCCGGCACCGCCACCAGAAGAAGTTAAAACAACGTTATTAGATTCATCTAGTGCTAGGTATTTGTTTGATGAAGCCGAAGCTTCTGATAAACCAGTAAAATTAAACGTCGATGCTGTTATAGGATTTGTAACTGTGTTACCGTTTGTTGTAACCTCTTGCAGGGTCGAAGGAATATTGGTTAAATTAGAACCATCTCCATAAAATAAAGAAGCTGAAATGCTGTTCGAAGCAGTTAAGTCTGAGCTAATGAAAACAGATCCAGTAAACTCATGTATATCGTCTGTTGTGTCTCCAAATTTTGTCGAACCAGTAAGGGAAATGTTTACAACAGATTTATTAGTAACGTTAACATTTAATTCATTTGCATTAACAGCACCAGAAACATTAAGAGTTCCTGTCAAAACCATCGTAGATCCATCAAAAGTTAAGTTGGCTTCAGCATTAACTGTGCTCGAATTAACTGATGTCAATAATCTATTGTCACCTGAATTTGTATAAGATGCTATCGCAGCAGCTGGAAGGTTTGTTAAGTTTGCCCCATCACCATGAAAAGCAGAAGCCGATATTTCAGCTGAAGATGATAAATTTCCTTGGATGGTTTGCGATCCAGTTAGTTGTAAATTAGTACCATCAAAAGAAAAGTTTTGTTCTGCTGTTAAAGTATTATCTCCATCAGAGGTTAACAGTCTATTATCACCATCTGATGAAATACTAAGACCAGAACCTATACCTGTTAGATTTGATCCATCTCCATAAAAAGCAGACGAAGAAATCTCAGCCGATGCTGAGATTCTACCTTGTACTAACACGGCACCTGTAACTTTTAAATTATTGCTAGAATCAAATACAAGATCGCTAGAACCAGAGAAAGCAGTTCCACCTGCTTCCCTTAGTTGTACAGAACCGTCTGTTCCTTGTGCAGCGGCAAGATTACTTCCACTAATATATGCCCAACCAAATTCACCCATCTATACCTCTTAAAATGTGCTACACGCAGCAAAAACATTAACTTGAGCAGGTGTCCCATGTACAAAAGCAACTTTATCAACTCCGACTATATGGTAAACCCTATATTTTCTATCACCTGGTACCTGTGCTGCCGGGGCAGCATTACTACCAGCAGCACCAACATCTACAGATGCCGCCGCAGCTGCTGCATTTTCAAAATTTGTTTCTGGTATTTCGAACCACCTTTTAAAAGCATGACAGTATCCAAATACAGTTACTGCTGCTGGATTAGTGGCATCTTCAGTGGCATCTTCTACTAAAACATGAAGAAATCTTTGATTCTCTGTATTGTATCCTGCTGAAGTTGCAGTTATTCCTACTAAAGTGGATGTATTTGCTAAAACAGTAATTGCTGTACCTGGTGGACCAGCTAAATTTTTAGGACTTCTAGTACGTCCCCAACTGTTATGATTATGTGTTGCCATCGTTAACTCCTTAAAAACTACTGTAAATAGTCTATTTTCTTCGTTTTTTCTCTTCTTTTATTCTGCGTCGAATTGCTCTTTCTTTAGCTCTTCGTCTTTTCTCCGAGGGCTTTGTATAATGTTGACGATCTTTTATTTCATCAATAATCCCAAGTTTTTTACATTTTTTGATAAAGCGTTTTATAACTCTATCAATATTATCTTTTTTTCTTACCCTATATGTGTAATTATTTGCCATCTTTACCTGCCATTTTTTCCCATATTAATGAAGATTTACCCATGAATGATGAGATATCAACACCTGGGTCATTTGGATCAACATCAGATAAAGCACCTCGACCTGATTCTTTAGGTGCTGGGGCTGGTGTGGTTCCTTCAAAAAGATTAACTCCATTATAAGCATCTTTGCCAATAGCATCCATCATTTTTTTTCTTTGATTATTTAATCTTGCTTTTGCTTGTTCGTCAGTTTCGTATTGAGGTTGTTGTTTTTTTGGGAACCTTTGTCTTGTTTCAACAATAGGCTCTCCAACACCTTTAACGACTTCGCTTATAATTGATGAAAGAGTGCCATCTTCGAAGATTACTTCTTTAATACACTCTTTAATCAATGGTTTAAGTAATTTTTTTAATTCTTCTTTTTTCATTAGTCCCTCAAGATCTTATTAAATAGATTATCAATGTTGTTTTTTTTGCCCTCAGCTATTTTAAATTTAACAGCTCCTCTGTTTATTCCAGAACTTGTATTCTTTGGCGACACATAAGCATCAGGTGTAGAAGGCTCAGCAACAATGTCAAAACAGATTAGTTGAAAATCTTCTTCAACAACAGTGTCACCCATCGATTCCTTCACGGAACCAAGTCCTCGAGAAGATATTCCAAGTTTAACACCAGCATTAATCAGATCCTTAAGGATACGACCAGAAGGTGTGTCAAGTACTTTGATTTTTCCCATGACATCTTTACCTTCCCACCAACATTCAGTTATCATGTGAGAGACATTCTTCAGGTTTATAACTGAATCATCAGGATGATCTAATTCTCCTGTTGCTCTATTGTCTCTTACAATCTGTTGATAATTTTCTATTTCTTTCTTTAGAACTTTCTCTGGATAAACACGTCCGTTGCCATTCTTTTTATCAGCAGTTTGAATACGACCGACAAGATAAACAGCTCCCTCTTGGATCACCTCGCGCTTTTGAGACTCGCTCAAACGATCAAGGCAACGTCCATCGGGGCATAGTTCAAAAAATTCTCTCAATAATTGTTTACTCATTTCTTTCTCCTTTGAAGCGGGCGCAACCCGCTTGAGTCAGCTGCCTGAACAGCAACGACGAACTGGTTGTAACATCCATTTTTTATTCATCTTTATCTCCAATTTTTGAAATGCGAAAGCCAAAGTCATCAACCAACATAGAAATTAGATAAGATGTTCCAGCTGAGATCCAACCGCAAATAAAGAAATTAGCGATTGTATAATCAAATGTAAATAGTTCTGTCCAACGGTTAATGCAAAATAAAAAACATCCAACCCAGAAGCCAACACACAAAGGACAATGAAAAAGTGTATTCCATTTCTTTGTGTAGTCTTTTTCGGGTCGAATGTCTTCAAAGATCTTGCCGTGAACAAGAATAAACGTTAAGCCATAAGCGGCAAGTATAAAGTTAAGCATTAGACTCCTAGTAGGTGTAACGTCCATATAGATAAGGAG